CAGTTCCACGCCACCCAACTTAACAGGTGTGCGCAGTGTGATTCCAGTTTGAACGCTCAATTTTAGAGAGCGTAAACTAGACATCACGTCTGTGCCGCCGAAAGAACAAAGAGTTAAGCCCAGATCACAAAATCTGGTAGTACTTAACCACTTTGGCACTTTCACACCCTTACAAAGTCTTTTAATGGCTTTGCAAGTGTTGCTGTATTGTATCCAATTATCTCCCTTTTCGTCAACCAGTTCAACTGGATCGGAAAGTGTCTTATCGATAGTCTCTAAGACATCGTGAGGACGCTGTTTCATCTGGTTGTGCATTTCTGACGACCTAACGACCCAAAAATCCGTTGTATTATGAGCAGGAAGAGAGCCCAACTTATAGGTTTTACTAGCACCAGCCGTAAGATTCAGACCACCACTGAGAAGTGATGATGCTGTTACACCCATCTTATGAAGATAGGATGTATATGCGAACTTCTTGTGGAAATCTGAGATTAGTGAATCGTCTAGACATGGTAAACCAAGACCTCCTAAACGAGGATCCAAATGCCAAGAAACACCCTCAGGACACTTGCGGAGTGTATCCATATTCGCGTTGATGAAATCTTTCATCAATGCAGCATGGTACTCTGCAGGTGCTCTACGGATGAGTTCTCTTGCACTTGATCCTACGAATAGGAAATCAATGGGCATGTCTTCGACATCACTAAACTCATTTGACCACAGGAATTTCTTCATCTTCTTACGGTTGTTTCCCCGTTTCGCACTGTTAGTAGGATCTATGAGACCAAAATTGACATAAGGAACTTCCTCCCAGATATCACTCCATTCTAAACATCGAGTAGCTCGCCATTCATTAACGGCAAACATACAAGAGTTTATGACAAAGAAATTTCTAGAAACGAAGTTCTTACCAATAGATGGAATCAAACCCGTCTTTGGAACAAAGTACTTCCAAAGTTTGTAAGCGCAATACGTCATTTGACAGACCGCGTCATCACCATTAACAAGCAATGGCAAGCGATTCAATTTTATTTTAAAATTGTACTCGCCATTGAGGTGATGTTCGTGTTCGATCGCGTGACGGAATATTGCCGCATTAACAATACAAAGAACAGGAAAACTAATAGGACTACCCATAAGTTGACCCCAATTTTGTTCATAATCGGAATCTCCTTCAGGAAGATTATTATCATTTACTCTAGCACCAACTAAGCCCTGTCTCATGAATTCCCTCCAAGACTCATCGATTGGTTCGCCCATTGATTCGGCAGCCTCAAAAAGGCCATCGATAACAGCGAGCGAGAATCGCGGATCCAAATTATCAGTCGCAGCAGAATAATCTGCTGATACTAAAATTGAATCAATGCTCTTAGGATTGAACATACTCATAATATCATGTGAGTTTTGTTCAATTGTAGAACACGTGAGTCTGAAGACGGGATTCTTTCTCAAGGAACCCCAGAGATAGTCTTGCCACATAGAAAGCAAATAATAACGTACGCTCTGGCCCACAGTAATCATACGGACCTTTAATGGTTCAGGAAGTGATATAGGAGTGACGGTATTGTCATCCTCACAATGTTTAACCAACTCAGAGAACAAACCATAAGCTGAAAAATTTGGAAAACGACACTCTTCAGTGTTGTTTTCGTCATTTGAAGCAGAAATACTTCGATAATAAGAAGAAGTAATATCTGTTACAACTTTAGCTTGTCCACCCGTTGACCTTGGTTTACCAAAGCCAGCAGATAGACTGGGCGATTTCCATTGTAAGAATGGCTTACCACCATTTCTAAACACTTCACGAGCAGTACGACGCACTTGAGAGAGCAAACTTGTATGAACCTCATGTTCTGTAGATGGCAATAGCATGTTTTCACTCCACTTGAGATCTTTCAATTGATCAGTCTTCAAAATACTTGAATCTCTTTCCTTTCCTTCACGATGAAGGGCCTTTTTAAGGTCCCAATGAGCTAAATGAAGCTCAATATCAGAAGGATCTGGAAAAATAGATTTAGCATGTTGAAGAGTGACACAACGTGATCGACTCGCATTGCGAAGTGATTTCAACCACATACCACCACCAGAACACAAGAACACACCATCCCGCTCGTCTTCCAATAAAAAGGGAGGACGTTCAGGACTTTCTTGCCCAAGTGCCTTGGCTACTAAAAAAGCAAAATGATACTTAAGCCATTTTGTGGACAGACCTAAGCAGTCATACAAACGATAACGAGAGCAAAAGTGATTCTTTACTCTCTCATTCCACTTAGTCGGATTACCACCTGTGTACTTGGCAACCCTTATTACAGCACTCCAAGCTTCTAACGACCTTCTCTCTAGTTCTTCTTTTGAGAGACCGTCAGTGAGTTCAATAAAACTCAAAGCTTGGTGCAACTTTTTCTGATCGTGATTCAAAGCGATTAGGACGAGACGCTCCGAACCATCCTCAGAGTTGAGGCGGACAGACAGTTCACGCAGAACATTAGCGTGACCTGGAAAATACGTGCTTATCAGCCACGGATAGATTTGATCTATAGTACACACTCCGTTCCGGAACCAAAAGGAACAGAGCTCGTCGAGACCTATCAAATCGACGTCACCAACAGTTTTATCCATTGATTGGGGCATATATAAAAGTATATGTTCT